CTTATTAAAAAAAAAATATAAAACAGGAACTTGATAGATATGGAAAAGGAAAAGATTCAGTTGATGAATTAAAAGGAGAATAAAATGGAAAAAGAAAAAGAAAGAAGGGTTTTTTATATTGATACAAAAGATTTATCGATAGAGAGAGCTCAAGAGTATATTAGAAAATTGATGAAAGAATATAAAATGAAAAAGGGTAAAAAAATTAAGACAAAAAGTGAAAATTGTTGTCAACATTGTTGTGGTAAACCTTTATGTTAAATGGAGAATAATAAATGGCAATAAAAGAAACTGATACCGAAATTATATTTGTTGAGGTATTAAAAAAAGAGACTTTATATGATTTGTTACATTTTGGAAATGAGAATGGTCAATTGTTGGCTAAATTTGGGATAAAAAATGATTATAATCATATTGCAGACGCTCTTACAAAACTAATATCAACAAATATCAAAACCAACATTTTGCAATATATTGAAACTTTAATTGAAACATCAAATGGAGACGACAAAAATGGCGACAGCAAGTAAAAAACAAAAACAAAACCCATTTGCTCTTAAATATCTAAAAGCGTTGGGTGAAAACGCAAGTATTGTATCTGAGGGAACGATATATGATAATAGGGAATTTGTGAACACGGGTTGTTTACTTCTAAATGCCCAAATATCAAAATCTATCTATGGTGGTATTCCAACACATAAAATAATAACCCTTGCTGGTGAAGAATCGACGGGTAAAACATTTGTGTTGTTGGGTATTTTAAAGAATTTTTTGGAACAAACTGAAAATGGAATGGTTGTTTTCTTTGAATCTGAAGGTGCTGTGAACAAAGAAACTTTTGAGGAAAGAGGTCTCGATACAACCAGAATAATTCTCAAATCTGTGAAGACTGTTGAGGAATTCAGACATATTTCAACAACATTTGTAAAAAATTATACTTTAGATAAACCCGAAGAAAGACCAAAAATATTAATGTGTCTTGATTCGTTGGGTATGTTACCTTCAGCAAAAGAAGTAAAAGATGCCGAAGAAGGAAATGATAAGTCTGATATGACAAGACCAAAGATAATTAAATCTCTGTTCAGAATATTAACAGTGGAATTGGCTGTTGCAAATATTCCATTTATAGTAACAAACCATGTTTATGCAACAATGGATATGTATGGGAAACCAGAAATGGGTGGCGGAAGCGGTTTAAAATACGCTGGTTCAACAATACTCTTCTTTGGAAAAAGTCAATTCAAGGAAAAAGACGAGGAAACAAAGAAAGATGAACATGCTGGAATCACAGTTACCTCAACCACTATTAAAGGTAGAGATACCAGAATTAATAAAAAAGTTAAATTTGTAATTCATGCTGATTACGGTCTTGATAAATATTCTGGTCTATTCGACTTCTGTAAAGACCATGGAATGATTGATAAAACTGGTAACAGGTGGTATTGGAAATCCGAGGGTATTGATACAGCAATGTTTAAAAAACAAATAGATTCTAAACCGAGTGAGTTTTTTACCAAAACCAGACTCGACGAAATAGACACTTTCTGTCAAACATATTTTGGATATGGAAAGGGTGACTTAGAATCAATGAAATCAAATGTATCTGATGATGAAGAAGAACCTGAATTGGAAATCCCAACGACAGAAGAATCCTAATCTTTTAATCTCATAAGAGTTTCAACATTCAATAAATTCATATCAATAGTCCAATCCAACGAAACAATAATATCTATTATTTCATTTATAACAGATTCGTTATCTGATGTTTGATATTTTTCCAGTGTTTCAAATATTGGTATATTATTAACACAGCACAATTGGGGTTCAAGTTTTTGAAAATTTTCTCTCATTTTTAATATTCCTTTATTGTTATTTGAATAAAGGTCTATAAAAAAGTCTAATATTATATTTCTAAGATATGTTAAATATTTATTATAGTTTTTTAATTCAACGCCATCTATTGTGTTATATTCTGCATATATTTCGCTATAATTTAGAGTGTCGTCTATTAATTCATATAGATATAATTTTAAATCTGTGTTGAGATTTGCGTGTGTTATTGGCAGAAAATGTTCTCTATAAAAAGCGTCGTCAGATTCAAGGATTATATCATAAAAAAGATTTATTTTTTTATATTCTATAATTGATACTGTATATATATTATATATGTGTTTATTTTGTTCCTTATTTAGAATTGATTTATCAATGTGTAAAAAATACATATTATCTTCATACATAGAATTCAAATTATCAATTTGTTTCCTGAGAGTGTCCTGAATATCGTTAGTTCCTTTTTTTATTTTATTTTGAAGATAATATTTTGATTTCTGTTCATATACCTTTTTTTCAAATAAAATGATGTCTTTGAATTTTTCTTCTAATTCTTCGATTCTTTTTAATTTTTTTTGTGATAAGTCTAATTCTGATTTTTTTTCAAGCAATTTTGTGAAATAAATTTTTTCAATGTTCATGTGAATTTCCTCTATAGTTAAAAAATAATAACAGGTACTATTAGTATTTAGTGTGGAAAAAATTTATTGATTTTTATACTGCTGATGTGCTTGCTGATGAAACCATATCAGATACATTGACATCTTTTCTATCCCAAGCGTCGATAGACCATGTTACATCATATGTGACAACCTGTTCATCAGAATCTTGGTCTATGTTTATTGCACCAATTCTATATGGGAATGCGTTTATAAGTTCATATTCTGCGACAGGAATGTTTGTGCCAGGTATAAGCATATATAATCTGAGATTTCTTTGAATAAGTGGAGTTATCATACCGTGGTGCATTGTTCTGTTAGCCATAAGATTGTTCCAAGTTTCCAACGATGTTCTGGCTCTATAGTAAATATCTTCACGCATTGTAACAGTCCAATCTGCAAACTTTGCGATTGTTCCGTTGTAGTATAACTCACGACCTCTGAATTTTACTGGTATTTTGCTTACTGAAACTTCTGGAAGAGAAGAAGCTTTACAATGAGCATTAATAACGCCAGGTATACCATCTATATAGAAATTGTATGCTAAAAGCGGATGAACGAACTCTAACTTAATAGCACCAATTCCAATTCTTCCTAATCCTTCTACTGCTGACATGTTATTTCCTCCTAACTATAATAATTCATCTTAACATATGGTATTTAGTTTTTAAAAAAACCATAATCAATTATATTTATAATTTTCAAAAATTTTAAGATATAAATAGAAAAGAACAAATTCGGAGGAATATATTATGAATCCAATTATAATAATAGATTTTGATGCCATAAGAAGAGAGATATACGAGGATGCGATAGAATCCAACACCACAACAATTGATGAAAAATATATAAAAAAATGTTTTTTGAAAAATTTGATATCATTGGTGAATATTTTGAAGATTAGAGTTAAAATATGTTACAAAAAAGATATAACATATGATAATACTGTTAATTTTTATTGCGATGAGGCATCAGACCTTGAATTCATAGAAATTGAAAAAGATGCAGATAAAGTTCAACTGTTGTTGGATAATGAATATTCGGTTTTAATCGACGACTATGATTTATTTTTTAAACATGAAAAGTATGATGATGTTAAATATAGAATATTATTATTGAAAAGGGGTTGGAATTTAAAGAACATTGAAAAATATTTTTTTATGCTTGACACAAAAGATAATTCAATGTATGTAATTGACCTTGAAAACAAATTAACCATGAGTTTTCCAAAATATATTTCATTATTAATTTTAAAAAACTAAATATAAGATGTGAAATGATATAACACCATAGGGGGAAAATATGAGTAAGAAACAATTAGCCAATGATGCAAAGACTGTTGGTAAATTAACAAAAAAAGCTTTTTCGGCTTTAAATATGAATGTTCCAATAAAAGAAAAGACAGATGATTTCTTTAAAGAGTTGGAAAATTTCTTAGAAAATGGGGAAACAGAAGAAGCTGTTGAGGATAAATTTAACAACCATCCCCAGACACTTAAAAAGAATTTGGAATTTCTTATGAAAAGATTCACAAATAACCCAACAAAAAACCAACTTGAGAACATAAAAGAATCTGCAAAGGTAATGTTAGAACTCCTCGATAAAAAACTTCAAGAAGAGATAAAAAAGAAGAAAAAAGAGACGAGTTAGCACAAAAAAATATCTCAATGTAATCAAATATTTCCATTTTTTTAGATAAGAACGCCAAAGAACTATCTATAAGTGCTTGATTTTATTGAATTTTAATTTTTTCCAAGAACTAAATATAAAAAGAAGATATGTGATAAAGAGATGTTGAAAATTGTTTTTTATTTTTTGAAAAAATGTGATATATTGAGAGTGATGTTTTTATGTAAGGAGATTTTATGAGCAACAGATTTTTTAGTTTTGATAATGTTGATGTGAAATTTGAGCATATCTTATTTCTGAAGTTATTCATAGATGAGAATTTCAGAAGTAAAGTGATGCCAATTCTTGACCAACGATATTTCAATCCACCTCAAGGACAATATCCATATGATTTGATTTTCAAGTATTTTAGTAAATTCTATACCAATAATCAGGAAGATATTTCACCAATGCAAGTCATACATGCAATTCAACAGGGTGAAAAATATCTTGAACATGAAGACATCATAGAAATAAAAGCCATATTTAAACAGATATTTATGTTGGATGATAATGGCGATGCCATAAATAATGTAAATGAAGAATATTTATTGGATGAGACAGAAAAGTTTGCACAAGAATCAGCTTTAGAGTTGGCTCTTATAGATTCTGTGAATATTATACAGAAGAAACCAGAAGATAAATTGTTGATACGAGGATTATTGGATGATGCACTATCCGTTCAATTAAATAAGGATGTCGGTTTAAATTATTTTGAAAATCCACTCGAAAGATTTAAATTTTATCAGATGAGAGAAGATAAAGTTCCTTTTGGTTTAGATGGTCTTAATAAATTGACTTTCAATGGCTTTGCAAAGAAAACCCTCAATGTGTTCATGGCTGGAACTGGTATTGGTAAAACTTTGTTAATGACATCGTTGGCAAAAGACTATATATTAAAAGGATATAAAGTCTTATATGTAACACTCGAAATTTGTGAAAAACTGATTGCACTAAGAGTAGATGCGAATGTTTTGAATATACCAATAAGTGACTTCGGTAGATATGAAAATGGAAAACCTGTCGTTGATGTCAACGATTTGGTTAAAAAATTCGAAGAAATAAAAAATAACAATAAAATAGGAAAGTTGAAGATAAAAGAATATCCAACAGGAACAACAAACACATTGCAAATAAAAGCTCTTCTAAAAGAATTGAAAATGAAAGAAGATTTCAAACCAGATGTCTTAATGATAGACTATGTGAATCTTATGAATTCATCAAGATTATCTGCAAAAAATAATAACACTTATAACACCGTAAAAGCCATTGCTGAGGAATTGCGAGGAATAGCAATGGAAGAGGAGCTTATAATTGTAACTGCAACACAGACCAATAGAGACGGTATAACAGGCAATGAAGTAGCGTTGGATAAAGTATCGGAATCGGCTGGTCTTCCACATACAGCAGATTTCTTTTGTGGAATTTTCCAAACAGAACAACAGAAAGAACAAGGTATATACATATTAAAGGTATTGAAAAATCGTTATGCTGGAAACACCAATAAAAAAATAGCATTCGGTGTTGATTATAATTTCATGAGATTCTATCAACTTGATAATGAGCTTGAATCGGAATTGGTCGAAGATTCGGAAGATTGTGATACAAGTCTCGAATCTGATGTGTTTACACCAAATAGAAGGAGACGAAGATAAAATGTCAAAGATATTTATAAAAAAAGATATATATAATTCACCATCTGGATTTGAAATGGCAAATAATGATTTCGATGGTTGGGCAATGTATGTCAGAATAGAAGATACTGTATTAAGAATAAACCACATTCATGTTGAAACGGGGACAATAAAATATGATACATTAACACCCGACTTTTCAATACCGAGTGAAAATATTGCCAATTATATTTTCGGAAATATAATAGAAACAGAAATTTTTAAGAAACAAAGACCAGATGAATATAAAGAACATAATAAACATTATAGAGTTATAAGGAGGTATAATTAAATGAGAAGTACGAACATCGTGGAATTGACAACAACATTCAATGATATTCCACATCTTTCTACTACTCTATGGTATTCGGGTTGTAAACTGAATTGTAATGGTTGCCATAATACAATTCTGGAACATTTTAGATATGAGATGACTGTAGAAAATATAGAAAAAGAATTAAGAAGAAGAAGAAAAATGACAGAATGGGTCGTACATCTTGGTGGAAACCCTCTGGACTCAATAGACACAGTAAAAGAAGTGTCCGAAATAGCAAAGAAACTCGGTTTCAAACAGTTCCTATATAGTGGATATACATTCGTTGAATTTCAATTAATGTTCGATGATGTAACACATAAGACATTATTAGAAAATATAGACTATATAAAAACAGGAAGATATGATGTAACATATTCAAAAAATTGTTCGTCAGATGGTTTAAAATATTTCTTCGAAACATTAAATCAAGAGGTGTATCGCAGTAATAAGTATAATTGGGAAAGATATTATTCTTTCAATTTAAATGAAAATAAAATACATGGTGAATTTAGTTTGATATAAAACATAAAATAGAGAGGAATACAAATCATGAAAGTTGAAAAAAGAAGTGGGAAAATCGTCGAATTTGAAAATTCAAAAATTGTGAAAGCCGTCAAAAAAGCATTTGGTGCAGTAGAAATAAACATCCAAGATGAAAAAATAAACGAATTGTTGGCTTTCATAAATACTAAAAATGACGGTGAAATTAAAAAAGTAGAGGATATCCAAGATTCAATTGTAAAATGGCTCCATATCAACGGATATCATAGCGTTGGTATAGCTTTTACAAAATATAGAGAAAGAAGAGCAATAGCAAGAGATACAAGTTTTAATAGCGTGAATCTGGTAAATGAATATCTTTGTCAATTAGATGATATGGCAGTACACGAAAATTCATCAACTATGTATTCACTTCAGGGTTTAAATAATCATTTGTTTAGCTCTGTTTCGGAGAAGTATTGGCTTAGTCTTTATAGCGACGAGATAAAAAACGCCTATAATTCTGGTAGGATACATATTCACGATTTACAATCAATTTCTGCATATACATACTTTGGGAAAGAGTGTGTTATTGTTAAAAATAATAATAAAATAGAACTATTATCGTTGGAATCATTATATGAAAAAATAAATGCTATCAATACTATTTATATAGATAAAGATGATGCAACAATTAAAACAGTTAATAATTTAATGGTTCTTGATAAGGACGGGTGGACACATGTTAGCAAATTAACAAAAAAAAGAAAAAATAGACCAATGATGTTTTTGAAAAATAAAAATGGTCGTTCCGTTATAGTTACAGATAATCACCCAATGATAACACAAAACGGAGAAATAGAAGCTAAAGATATAACAGAAACACATAAAACATATGTGCCCAATCTAAAAAAAATATTTAATATAACTGGTGATAAAATTTTATATAAAAAACATATATATGTTAGCAAATATTTTAAAGAAAATAATATATTTGAGTTAGGCAATGATAAAATCTATGTTGATGGCACTGTTTTTGATAAAGATTGTAATATTAATGACGAAGATATTCTGCATATTCACTCTGCTAACTCTGGGATTTTAAATAAAATAGAATTAGATTCAGATTTAGGGTATTTCATTGGTTTTTATTTAGCAGAGGGATGTACAAGTTATAATGGATATAAAATGGCATATAAAGCTTCAATTGTTAATAAAGACCACGAAATATTAAAAAAAATACATAGAATTTTAACAAAAAATGGTGTTTTCTCAACCATAAATATAAAAGGAAAAAAAGAAAATGATATGTATAATTTAGATATATTCAATAGAATTTTTATAACAACCATAAATACTGTTTTTAATATGTTTGGAACATCTCACACTAAAAGATTACCTCTTAATATTTTAGAATATAATATTGATTTCATAAAGGGAATACTTTCTGGAATGATTGATGGTGATGGGAGTATAAAAACGGGTACTGTTAATATAAGAATAGCGTCTCGTGAATTATTAAACCAAATTGCAATGTTATCTGATTTTTTAGGAATAAATGCTATTGATTTGAAGCCATTTGGAGCTGGGTCTATTAGAATATATAAAAACAGGGAAATCGTTCAACAAAAATGTTTATATGGATTAACATTTAGGAAAAAAGACAATTTTAGTATTCCAATGTGTCAAAAATATAATAGTCTTATAAAAACAAAAAAAAGATGTGATTTATTTCCATATGAGGAAAAAGATTCTTGGCATAACATATCAACAATAATGGAAATTCCAATAATAGACGAATATATATATGATATAACAACAGATACAAACACACTAATAGTTAATGGAATGTATAATCATAATTGCTCTGGCTGGGATTTGAAATCACTGTTGTTGGAAGGTTTCGGTGGAGTAGCTGGAAAACCATCATCTAAACCACCAAAACACTTATCTTCGGCTTTAAATCAAGCAAATAATTTCATCTTCACGGTCCAAGGTGAGTTTGCTGGGGCAATCGCCTTTAGTAATTTTAATACTTTACTTGCACCTTTCGTTAGAGAAGATAACCTATCTTATAACCAAGTAAAACAGGAAATCCAACAATTCATATATAATTTAAATATATCTACAAGAGTTGGTTTTCAGTGTTTGAGTGAAGATACTGAGATTTTATCCGAAAATGGTTGGGTTGGATACAATGATTTGAAAGTTGGTGATAAAATATTAACATTTAATATGAGTTCAAAACAATTTGAATATAAATTTGAATATAAAGAAACACAAAATGTTTTTAAAGAACAATATGAAGGAAAAATGGTTCATATATCAGATGGTTTATTTGGCTATGTAGACCATTTGGTGACACCAAACCACAGAGTGGTTGTTTACGATGAAAAAAAAGATGAATATGTTTTTGAAAATGCTGAAAATATAAAACAGTATGAAAATGATATAAATATTCCACTTCCTATTCCAGCAATATCAAATCCGACTTATGATGATATGAAAGGTGTTGGTTTTGTAAGTATACCAAAAGACGATATTAGATTTGTTGATTACTCTGGTATTGTTTGGTGTCCAACGACAGAAAACGGAACTGTTATAGCAAGAAGAAATGGGAAATGTTTTATAACAGGTAATTCACCATTTTCAAATTTAACACTTGACCTCGACTCATCAAAGGTAAAATTTGCAGATGAACCTTGTATAATTGGCGGTGAGATGAAAGAATATTCATATGGTGAATGTAATAAAGAAGCTACTTGGATAAACCAAGCTGTTGTTGAAGTGTTATCAGAGGGCGATGCTGATGGAGCAATGTTAAGTTATCCAATCGTAACTTTTAATGTTACCAAAGATTTTCCATGGCAGAACAAACTGGGTAAAACAGTGTTGGATGCCACATCTAAATATGGTAGCTTCTATTTTTGTTTAGATGAAAACCACATAGTTTATACAGAAACGGGTAGAAAGATGTTAAAAGATGTAACAGTAACCGATAAAATTTTGGATAATAATAATAATTACATTGGGATATTAAACATTATAAGGAATAAAAAAGATGAATATCTTAAAATTACAACTAAAGATAATAAAACAATAAAATCATCTTTAAATCATAGATTTCCAGTTTTAAACACAGAAAACAATTTAAAATATGTTATCAAAAAAGCAGAAGAACTTTCCATTAGTGATAAACTTATGAGAAATATGTATGAAATTCAATTGGAAAATGGACTAATTATTGATTCAGATAACATACATTTGTTTGAAGTGTGTGATAATAATGGTAATGAAATACAACTCAAAGAATTTGAAAATGTAACAGATTTTGTTTCAATAAAAAGAAAACGAGATTTAATAAAGATAAAAGATATATCAGATTTCCTATTTATACCAGAAAGACACAAAACGGCAATAAAAATGTTGACAAAAATACCATCAAATATTAATTCTGATATATATGAATTGTTGGGTGAGTTACTTGGCGATGGATATGTTAAACAAAAAGATGGGCACATAACACTAACGAATGCTGATACTGAAATTTTGGATTTCTTTAGTGAAAAAATAAAAGAACTTTTTGATTATAATGTTACTATAGGAAAAGCGGGAAAGAGTTTGAAAGCTAAAACAGTTCATTTACACTCTGTCCATATAAAAGAGTTTTTAAAATATTGTGGATTAGAAATGGCAAATTATAAACATAAAAACATACCATCACAGATGTTTACAGAAACGGACAATCATATTGGTGCTCTTTTGAGGGGAATCTTTGATACTGATGGTTCAATAGGACTATCAAACGGTGGTTCGGCTATAATAAAATTAGTGATGAAAAATGAAAAAATTATAAAAGATATTCAAGTGTTATTGGCTCTTTTGAACATTAATTCAAGCAGAAAACATCGAGAGTCTGATTACTGCCCAACACTATATATAACTGGATATAATAACATTCTCAATTTTTACAAAAAGGTTGGTTTCAGAATAATAAGAAAACAAGAAATATTAAAAAAGTATTGTAAAACAGCAATTGAAACAAAACAATTAAATAGACCATATGTTGGATGTAAGATTATATCTAAAGATGAAATTAAGAATCCAGAATATGAAAAATATTTTTATAAAAAATATGAAGAAAATGATAGAAAATATTTCAGGATATTAGAAACGGATGATGAAAAGTTATATTATTTTGTAAATAGTGTTGTTGTCAAAAATAATGTGTCTTTAGATATAATAAAAATAGAACATGTTTATGAAAATATAAATCTTATCGATATAACAGTAAATAATAAAGAACATTTATTTATGATTGATGGTGGCGTGATAACACATAATTCAAATTATATAAATTCTGATTATTCAGAAAGTGATATATTATCAATGTGCTGTAGACTCTCTATTAATAAGAAAGATATTCAAAAACATCTTGGTGAATATACTGGTGGTTTATCACAAACAGAATATGAAAAAACACATCAGAAGGGGCATGGGTTTTTTGGGGCAGAAGCCAATACTGGGAGTATTGGCGTAACAACTTTAAACATCCCCGCAATCATGTATGACGCAAAAGAAAAGGGTGGTGATTGGGATGAATTTTTAACTCTTGTAAAATACTATATGGATTTAGCAATTGAAGTTCTTATGAAAAAAAGAAAAGTTGTTGAAGAATATATGGAGAAAGGATTATATCCATATGCAAGGCACTATCTCAGAGAAGTAAAAAAGAGAACGGGTCACTATTTCACACAGCACTTTTCAACGATATGCCCGAATGGTATTCATGAGGCATTATACATTTATGGTTTCAAAGATGGTATAATGTGTGATGATGGATTAAACAAAGCTATTGAACTATTGAAGTTTATGAACGAATACACTGTTGAATTACAAAAAGAATTTAAAGTTCTCATAAATCTTGAACAAGCTCCTGCCGAAAGTGCTGGTGTAAAATTATGTCAAAAGTCTGGTGTTGACCCATTTGGAAACGGATACTATACCAACTCCAGTTGGCAACCAGCAGAATCTAAAATTGATTTGATTGATTTGATTGATATGCAGGGCAAACTGAATGTATATTATACTGGTGGAAGTTCAATGCACACATATACAGACAGTGATTTAGTTCCAATAGCAAACGATTTACAGAAAATAATAATGTATGCTTTCACCGAGACCAAAATACCATATATGACAATATCACCAGTATTTTCAGTGTGTCATAAGTGTGGTAGAATGGCTGGAAAACATCATATATGTCCGAAATGTGGTTCTAAAAAAATTGAAATATATGAGCGTATCGTTGGATATTATAGACCCCACACGAATTGGAACAAAGGTCGTCTGAAAGAATCTGAAAAAAGAAATTATCTCAAATTAGACAAAAAATCTTAAAATTCACTTGACATTTTTCTAAAAATGTGATATTATATACTCGTGAGTTTGTTTTTTAATTTTGAATGGAGATTTATCATGAACGAATATGACGGCATCTTGATGGGGTTTTTGGATAACGACACATATAAATTTACTATGCAGCAAGTTGTTTTGCACCATTTTCCACAAGTAGAAGTTGAATATGAATTTCGTTGTAGAAATAAAAACATAGAAATGGGTGCTAAACTTGGACAGTTGATAAGTGTCATTGAAGAAGAAATCCATAAAATGAAGTATCTCAGATTACAACCAAAGGAAAAAGAATATCTCAAGACTATAAAATTTTTAAAACCTGATTATATAGAATTTCTTGAAAATTTCAGATATAACCCAGAAAAACATGTGAGAGTTTATATGGAACATGGAGAACTTGCAATCACAATAAAAGGTAATTGGGTTCAGACCATTTTATATGAAGTTCCAATACTTGCGATTGTTTCAGAATTGGCGACAAAATATAATTTCAAATTTGAAAACTCGGATTGGAAATCAATTTCTCTAAAAAAACTCAATGAAAAAGTTGAATATATAAAACAACATGAGTTGTATAATAAATTTAAATTGGCGGATTTCGGAACGAGGAGACGCTCTTCAGCAGAAAATCACGATATGGTTGTCAGATATTTAAAAGAGCAGTTAAATGTTCTTGGGAATGGTTGTTTCGTTGGTACAAGCAATGTTCATCTTGCAATGAAATACGGTATTAATGTGATAGGTACGATGGCTCATGAAATGTTTCTCGCCTCGGAAGCTCTTTATCCAATAAATAATTTTCAGAGTCACACACTTGATGTATGGATGATAGAGTATGATGGGGACTTAGGCATAGCATTGACAGATACTATTAGCATGGATAGTTTTTTAAAGTGTATGACCAAAAGTAAATCGTTAGAATTCAGTGGATGCAGACACGATTCTGGTAATCCATTTACTTGGACTGATAAACTAATAAATCATTATCGGAATTTAAATATAGACCCAACGACAAAACAGGCTGTTTTTTCAGACGGGTTGAGTGTTAAAAAAGCATTTGAGATTTTAAGATATGTTAACGATAGGATTCAGTGTAGTTTTGGTATTGGTACACATTTGACGAATGATATTGGTATTGACCCCGCTAACATTGTCATAAAAATGCAGAGATGTAATGGGTTTCCTGTCGCTAAAATATCAGATGAGCCAGAGAAAGCTATGTGTCAGAGTGAAAAGTTTTTAGAATTTCTGAAAGAGTTATATAACATCGGAGTATAGTTATGTCGAAGAAGAAAAGAAAGAAGAATAAAAAGCTAACCATAGCTCAATTAAAGGCTAAGTTAGAGAAAATGGATTCTGTTGTTGTGAAAGCAAAAAGAATTGGATTCGAATTGTTGAAAATGGTGAAACCAAAAGTAATTGATATTAAAGAAGATATTGAGAGGAAAAGTAAAAAGCATAAAAAAGACTATAAATTTTTGGAGGTTTGAGATGAGTGAAAGTTGGTATAAAAGATTTAAAAAGTGGATATGTGATAATTTCGGGCATAGACCAGAAAAGGAGACATGGGAATTCGACGGACATTTAATTGGCTGTTGCAAGCGGTGTGGTGTGGTGTATAGAATTAAAAAGTTAAGCGATTAAATAAGGTGTCGTAGAATGCGGTTAATTTGAGGGGGATTAAAAAATGAAAAAAGCAAAAACAGTTAAAACAACAATGATGTGTAACGGTTGGTTAGAGTTGGAATATGTTTCCAACACAACTGAATTAAATGTTGAGTGTGGTATAGTTATTAATGATAATCCTTTTGATTCGAAGTCATTGAAAAATTTTGGATTTGATATTACACCAGAACTTCAGATAAGAAAAGGCACAAAGGTTTGGTTTTTAGATGGTGCTGAAGTTATTCTATCAGACACAAGATGTTTGTTAAAAGAGAAAAATGTAATTAAAATAGAGAATGAAATGGAGGTAGAAGATGGAATTTAATTTTAAAAAAGCGTTATTTGAGAAAGATGGTGATGTGTTTTATGTTAGAAATATTAGCGAACTGTCTCTTAGAGAAATAATGGAAAAATATGGTGATAAAGAAATATATCAACACTATGTTGAAAATTTAACAATAATAGATGGGGATAGCTACCCTGGAGTTAATATTGGTGGTGGACGATGGTCAAGCTCTAATAAATTATTTCAAATCAATTACGATAAACCAGATTTCGTGCTGATAAGAGAGCCAATACCATATTCTGAAATAGAATTTTGTAATATTTATCCTGAATATATTGAAAAATTAAATAAGAATTATAATTCTGATGAATATTATAGTAGATATCATAATTTTGCTGGTAAACAAGGTGTGTTCAACATTAGAAAGTATTCTTTTCCAATTAGTCTATTTAAAAAAGATTATGTTAAAACAATTGTTCCAGAGTGTTATACCGCATTTAGTGAGATATATTGTACAAAACTGATATTGTTGATGACCCAAAAATCCACTAATCATGAAATAAAGACCTACAATTATAATGTCAAAATAATTTTAAAATGGAGTTAGAAATGAGAGCACTTGATTACACAAAAGTAGAAGAAATTCTTGTTGATTTTATTAAAGATGGATTTAAAAAAGCTGGTTTCACAAAAGCTGTTATTGGAATGTCGGGTGGTATTGATTCAAGTGTGTCTGCAAATCTTGCCGTAAAAGCACTCGGTAAAGAAAATGTATATGGTATTCTTATGCCATATAAAAAGGTTAAGGGTTCCGCTGTGACCGATATTAAAGATGCTGAAAAAATATGTAAACATCTTGGAATGCCATTCCATGTTCAGGATATCACAGGTGTTGTTGATTCAATGGTAGATGTATTGGATTCAAATGTTTCTTTTGATGGTAGAACCAATGGGAACGATTCCTCATATAAACTTAGAGTTGGAAATGTGTGTGCAAGAGTTAGAATGATGGTTCTATTTGATTTCAGTTCTGCTAATAAATCTCTGGTGTTAGGCACAGAGAACTTAACCGAATCTGCATCGGAATTTCGGTTTAATAAAAAGGGCGAAAATGTTGGTTACGGTGGATTCGGTTATTTTACGATGTTCGGTGACTCTGCAAGCAGTATTGAACCAATTATAAACCTCTATAAGACAGAAGTGTTTGAATTTGCAAGACATCTTGGTCTTCCTGAGTTTGTGATTAAGAAAGCTCCATCTGCGAGATTGTGGGACGGTCACAATGACGAGAGAGAAATGGGAATCACATATGCCGATGCCGATGAAATTCTTTTCTATATGAATGAGGAAAAATGGGAAAGAGAACATTTTGAGAAAGTTGAATTTGATATGGTGAAAGTTGATAAAGTAATTGAATTGAAAAATAAAGGAGCATTTAAATCAAATATTCCAATTATTCTTAAAAATAACAAATTTAAAGATTGTATTCTTTATGAGATGATTTAGGGAGAAGAATATGAAAAACAACAGAATTAAAACTTACAAGCGGTTTGAGTGGAAAAAGAATGAAAATCAAGATACTGTTATGTTGGTTGATAGTGCAGAAAAAGAGATTAAAAAGTCATATATTATACTCAACACCAGAGATATTAAATTATTTGGAATATTTTTAACATGTATGATATTGATGGTGTTGTGTTCTACACTGTTTGTTGAAAAAGTTGAGAAAAATAATTATGAAACTGTTAAAATAGAACCGACAGAAAATGTTGTTGTAGAGTCCAACGAACCCGATGTGGTAGAACCGTTGGAACCTTCATTTGTAAATCTGGATGTTATAGCCAGCGAAAGAGTGAAAAATCCTGAAAAATTTGAAATCGGATATTGTTATGCAACGGTGTTAGATGATAATGACAATCCATTTAAAAATAAAGGCGATTTAGAATTTCATAGTATTATTTGTATTGAAAATATCATTGGAGAATATATTCTATATCGTTTTATATTTCAGGACTTTAATAATAAATATATGATGAATAAAGCCATAACGAATTCTGATAGAGTTTATCGATTGAATTATTTCAACACAAGAATTGGAAAAATGGAAGATATATTGAGGTACAAATAATGTATTATGTTTATATTGGAAGATTTTCACCTATTCATAAAGGTCACCAGAATATAATC